AAGAGTGCTACAGAGGCGTCATTGGCTGCTCAGATTGCTTTGCTGAAGAATCCTGTAAAGCAAAGCGGTACGCCTTGGTAAAACGAGAAGCCACCACTCGATTTTGGTGGCACTTTAGGAGAAAATCATGGGCGAGAAAAAAACAAACCCTGTGACGATTGATGGAGTTGAGTACATCTTTGAGGACATGACACCAGAGCAACAAACCTTGCTCAACCATGTTATTGACTTAGAGCGCAAACTTAACTCTGCTAAATTCAATGTTGACCAGCTTCAAGTAGGCAGAGATGCTTTCTTTGGTCTGCTCAAAACATCATTAGAGAAAAAGCCAGAGGCGTAAATGGAACAGCACACCGCAGAAGTTGCTTCAGCAGTAGCGACTAAAGCATCTTCAGTAGCAACCTACGGAGGCGCTAGTAGTGCCATATTCTTTGGTTTAACAGCCAATGAGTTTGGTGCTATCTGCGGTGTAGCAATTGGTTTTATCGGTCTTGTGGCTAATATCTGGTTCAAGCATCAACACTTAAAGTTGGCTCGTAAAGAATCTGGTTGGTACACAGAGGATTGATATGATTCCACTCGACCCTATGGCGGCGTTAAATGGGCTTCAGAGCGCCATTTCGATGGTCAAGAAGGCTAGTAAGGTAGCCAATGATCTAAGCGGTCTTGCCCCGATGATTGGCAAGATGTTTGATGCCAAGAGTGCTGCTACTCGTGCTTTGATTGAAGCCAAGAAGGGCGGTAACAAGGGGTCAAACTTAGGCGCTGCACTTCAGATTGAAATGGCTCTTGAACAAGCCAGAGCATTTGAAGAAGAATTGAAGATGTTGTTCATGCAGACAGGCAAGATTGATGTCTGGAACAAGATCAAAGAGCGTCAGCTACAAATGGATGCTGACGATGCCAAAGAGATGCGTAAGCTAAGAGAGCAAGAAAAGCGTGAGAAGGAAGCTGAAGAAGAACAAATGACTTACCTGATTGCATGTTTAGCTATTGTTCTTTTATTGACTCTTGTTGCTTTTGGCATAAGTGAAATTTCAGATATGTGCGCTAAGACAAAGTGCGGTAGATGAATGAGTACCAAAAGCAATTTGATCTGTTTTGCAGAATCATGTGCTACGGATGGGCTGTTTGGTGGTTTCTTGGATTTCTGAGATTCCTACCTGATGACCTATCCAACAGAATTGTTGACCTTTTACTGTCAAAGATAGGGTTATGAGATATTTACTACTTTTGTTTCTATTGACAGGGTGTGATGATAAATATAGGTATTTCTGCCAGAATCCTGACAACTTTGTCCACCCTAATTGCCAAAAGCCAAAGTGCCAGTTTACTCAGACTTGCCCTGAATACTTGGTAGCTCCAATTCTTGAAAAAAAGGTTAACGATGTCCAACCAGAAAACAAGACCAACAATTGAAGAAGTAGAAACCTATGTCTGGGGTTTTGTGGTCGTAGTGGTCACATTGATTCTTTGCTTCATTGTTGTGGCTTTGCTTTACTCTGTCACCTTTGTGACTCAGCCAATCAAGAGTATGGCCCCGATTGATATGGCTTATACCAAGATGCTGAACGACATTGTTCTGCTGATTGTTGGTGGCATCGGTGGTGTTATCGGCAAGAAGGGTGTTGGAACGGCTGTAAATGCCATACAAAGCGCTGTAACGCCTCCTCCTAGCCCAACACCGCCTCCAGTAGCTCAAGCGCCTGTAGCGACTGTTGCGTCCACCAACTACAACTGGATGGGATTTAAAAATGCAGATCTAGACGAGTCTTGGACACCGCCACCACCGCCAACAACACCACCTGACTTGCTAGAAGATGACCATGACAGGGAGCAATTGGCTATGGCTAGAAAAGAGGTCGGCTAATGATTCCACTACCTTGGCTATTATTTGGTCTTTGCATTGCTTTATTTGGCACATACCGAGGTGGATACCATTTCGGTTGGTCAGATAGAGATAAAGAGATGCAGATTGAGATTGCTAAGAAGAATGAGGAATCTCGCAAGACTGAACAGAAACTTACTGAACAACTGAACGAAAACGCTAGTAAATTACTGGAGGCAAACAATGTTATCAGCCAAAAAACTAATGCTCTTAGTGTTGCCAATCGTGCTGGCAAGTTGCGCCTCTGCCCCACAAGTAGCGTACCAGCCACCACAAATACCCCAACTGCCTCCACAGATACAAAAGCAACCAGTCAACCTGACAGAGCGTCTGACACATCTTCTGATGCCGAAAGAGCAACCATCGAAGCCATCGCAGAAATAGTGGCACAGGGTGACAAGAATACCGCTGCGCTTAACGCTTGTGTGGATTCATACAATCAAATGAGAGAAATGCTAAATGGTAACAAGTGAACAACTCAAACAACTGCACATTGGCTCAGAATGGGTAGATGCGCTGAATGACACTTTTCAGCGTTTCAATATCCTTACACCTATCCAACAAGCCTCTTTTATTGGTCAATGTGGTCACGAGTGCGGTAACTTCAAAGTCCTTGAGGAGAACTTGAACTATCGTGCTGAGACATTGATGAAGCTATGGAAGTCTCGATTCCCTACAATTGAGATTGCCAACGAATACGCCAGAAACCCTAAAAAGATTGCGAACAAAGTATATGCCTCAAGAATGGGAAACAGAGATGAGTCGTCTGGAGATGGCTACCGCTTTCGTGGTCGTGGGTGTATTCAACTTACTGGTCATGCTAATTATTTTCATGCTGGCAAGGCTTGTGATGTGGATTTTGTAATGCAACCTGATTTAGTAGCTACTCCTAAGTATGCTGCTATGACTGCTGGTTGGTTCTGGAACACCCACAAGCTAAACCAGTACGCTGATATTCGTGATTTCACAATGATGACAAAAAAGATTAACGGAGGCACGATAGGATTGAATGATCGCATTAAGCACATCAATCATGCCTTAGAGGTTTTAAATGCCTAATATTCCAACCCAAGAAGATGCACAAATATTTGCTGAAAGTGTAAAAAAATGGCAACAAGTGCTGAGTCTTGGTGATTGGAGGATTGAGAAGGGCGTTAAACCTGCCAAGCAAGCAATGGCTTCTGTTGAATTTAACGAGACTGCCAGACTTGCTGTTTACAGATTGGGAGACTTTGGGGCTGAAAAGATAACGCCAGAGAGTCTTGATAAGACTGCACTACATGAGCTACTTCATGTATTTCTGCACGACTTGATGATGGTGGCAACTGACCCTAAGTCCTCAGACGAAGATATTGAAATGCAAGAGCATAGGGTTATCAATTTGCTGGAAAACATTTTGACCAAGGATTCAAATGGGCGCACATAACGAGTCTTGCACAGACGTTGAATTTATCAAACTGTGGGGTGAACTTCAATCTGCTGCAAAACTAGCAGATCATTTAAAAATCAACATCAGGGCAATTTATTTGCGTAGAAGATGGATTGAAGAACACTACAAGATCAAATTAGGTTCTTCTGACCATCGTGGTGCAAAATACGACAGCAATAGACCAAAGTCATTTTCGCCTCTAAAGCAGATAAACCTTGGTATAGAGGACGGAGTTGTATTGGTGTTCTCTGATGCTCACTTTATTCCGCAACAACGTTCTACAGCCTTTAAAGGGCTTTTATGGGCTATTCAAGAGTTCAAGCCTAAAGCAGTTATCTGTAATGGCGATGCGTTTGATGGTGCGTCTATATCTCGTCATGATGCTTCTGAACACCAGACTTCTGTTATTCAAGAGTTAAAGGCTTGTCAGGCTATGCTTGGTGAGATCGAGGAGGCATCTAAAGCTGAACGTCACAATGTAAAGCTAATATTTACATACGGAAATCACGATGCTAGGTTTGCTGCTAAGTTGATTAACCATGCTCCTCAATTTAAAGATGTGCATGGGTTTAAGTTGACAGACCATATCCCAGATTGGGAGTTTTGTTGGGCTTGTTGGCCTACAGATAAAGTGATTGTTAAGCATCGCTATAAAGGCGGTGTTCACGCTACTCACAACAATACTGTTAATGCAGGTGTGTCTATCGTTACTGGACACTTGCACTCTCTAAAAGTTACGCCATTTACAGACTACAACGGAAACAGGTTTGGCGTAGATACAGGAACACTTGCAGAGCCTGATGGCCCACAATTTACTTATGGCGAGTTAAATCCAAGCAATCATAGGTCAGGCTTTGCGGTTCTGACCTTTTTTAATGGTCAATTACTATGGCCTGAGCTAGTCCACAAATTTGATGAGGGATTGGTTGAGTTCCGTGGTGAAGTTATTGATGTGAGTGAATTTTGAGCGCTTGGCTAATAATTTTCACAGGGGCAATATACGCCTACATAGCTGGTGAACAACTATGGAAAGACAACCCACATATGGCTATTGTGTACGCAGGGTACGCATTTTCAAATGTGGGTCTTTACTTACTTGCTAAGTAGCGTCTTTAACGAACAATCCGTTAGGCAATAGTGTGCCTTTCCGATTCTTAATCTGATCGTATGCAACTTCCATACAGTCTACCAGATTCAAGTCCTGTAGAGCGCAATAATTAACAAGGCATACCATAACATCGCCCACAGCATCAACAATTGCGTCACGATCTTTTTTAATGGTTGCATCGGCTAATTCTCCAAGTTCAGACATTGCTTTGAGTAGCTGAGTCTCTGGATTGCTGTTAGGGATGATGCGCCTTTGCTCACTCCATTGAATTATTTTCATTTCAACATTGGCGTAACTCATAGTTTAACTTTCATAACTCGTTGTTTTTTTCCAGAGCGTCCTACTCTAGTGCCGATGATCTCGATATATCCTTTGTCTAGCAAAGCACGATAACGAGCTGTAATGGATGAATAAGGGTACTCAGGAAACATCTCTAGTATCTCATCTGAAATACACCCATCAGGAAAGCCTTTAATCGCCTCATAGACGATACTTTCCATCTTCTTGGTATCAACTGTTTGTGCTGCGTCAATAGAGGTTTCTGGGCTATCTTTGCGATGCAACTTAAATACTGGTGAGCCAAAGAACTTTTCAACTGCTCCGCCAAACCATGCCTTATCTAAACTCATTACTTTTCTCCTTTAGGTGGGCGGTACTAACATTCGTCCGACAAAGACATCCAAGTAGCCTGAAATACTTTGTCTGCTTTCCCGCCCGTAAACATTAAATTGGTGAGGTTACTTGCTAATTCTGTTTGCCACTAAGTAATCCGAGTGGCGACAGGCTTGTGCCCTATCCAGTATTAGTTTTCACCTCGTAAACTTAAAACGGCATATCTGAATCGTCAAATTCTTCTTGCTTAACCTTTTTCTTAGGCTGTAAAGAAGCGTCTGCGTTCTTGTTCTTGACAGACAAAGACATAAACTTATTTCCGTCCTTGCTGACCTTAATCCAAGCAGATAGCCAGTAGTCTGTGCCATCTACATTGATAGACCCTTTATAGTCTGGAAACTTTGCATCGTCCTTGCGATCGTTTTTAAAGAGTGATCCTCGATTGTTGTTGTCGTATTCCATTTAAACTTCCTTTGCTTTCTTAATAGCTGTTCTTACTTTGCTTGGCAGTAGTCCCCACAAAGCCACTTTTTGATCAGCCTCTAGGTTTTCTGCTTCCATTTTCTCAAGACCTTGCTTTCCATCAAGGGCTATGAGTTCCATTGCTAATTCCCTGAGATATTCCATCTCCTCTGGTGGTAGCGTATCTGCTATGCCTTGTGTAGGCGTAATAATGACTTTTTCCTCTTTGATTGGCGCAGAAGAATCCAGAGCGTCATGCTCAACGATTTCCATTGCTGTCATCCACAAATACCTGCGCTGATATGTCTCAACAGCACCAAGATTTTGGATAGCGTGAGCGCCTTTTAAATTGGCCTCAACCATTGGTGATGTGATGACAATGTTAGTGCCATCATCAACGTCTGTGATTGTAAGGCTTGCATACTCTGAGTCATACGAGATAACTCCGCACAAGCCAATCTCAGCAAAAATCTCATTGATCTGAGGCAGAAAATCGCCCAACTCAAAATATTGGTAGCCAGCAAACTTGTTGTGCCCAGACTTCTTTAAAGACATTTGTTGCAAAAACATTCTTGCTTGCATTAACTTCTTATGTACCATTCCATTCTTCCTTTAAATAATCTTCAATCATTGCTTCTTTATTTTCTTCATAGAGGTCAGCAAACTCTACAAAGTGGTTTTCTTGGCAACATGAGCCATATGTCTTAGGCTCACAGCAGTAGCAGCAGTAAAGACCATGTGACAAGTCTTTGATTGCATCTTCTCTTGTCAGCTTCATTGGAGTCTTTCTACTTGCTTTGCTAACAACCATTTGTCACCAAGTTTGAGGACTGATCTGACCCACTTGCGCTGATTGTGTTGGTTGACTTCTGTAGGGACTGCTTTGTTGTTGTAAAGCTGTCGTGCTTTGCGTCTTAGTTCTTGAGTGTTCATCAGGCTTGTCCTTGATAGTGTGTAAAAAATTCATTTGCTTTTTGTTTGTAAGCAATATGAGCTTTTTCTGGTGTATCAAATAAACCTATGTAATGGTTCTTTCTATTGTGCATAATTTGCGCTCTCCATTTATTTTTAAATGAAGTTACGCCTTTAAAACCTGATGTATTGTTTTTTTGTGCGCCTCTGTTTTCATGGTTTTGTTTGGTTGTAACAATTCGCAGATTGCATAGTCTATTGTCTGTTTTATTGCCATTGATATGGTCAATCTCTTTTGGTAATTCTCCATGCACATAAAACCATGCCCAACGATGCGCTTTAAGACGCTTTTGAGCAATGCAAATTTCTACATAACCTTTATCTGTAATCCAACCAAGATGTTGTTTGTAGCGTCCTTGTGGTCTTTTCTTAATCCAAGTAAACAAGCCTGTATCTTGGTCGTAATGAACAATCGATTTAAGTTCTTCTTGTGTCAACATATTCAATCCTATCCACGATACGCCAACATTACGCCAATGCCACCGAAGATGATGACTGCCAATGTCCACTCAACTAACGTTTGAATAATCTTACTTTTCATTTGGTTCTCCTTAAAGACCCTTGCGAATTGCTTGGGCTGACTGAAGTATAGCAAAGAATCCACAGAATGTTTAAATTATTTTCACAAAGTGTTGATTTTTTGCAAATTGTTGTTATGATGCAACTATGACAAAACAAGACGAAATCCAATCCGACAAGGAATTCATAACCTTATATGGTGGCAGTTCTGCTTTAGCTAAAAGGCTTGGCATATCTGTTCAGCGAGTCCATAACTGGACGATCAGGGGAATTCCTGCCTCAATGAAACTAAAAAACCCTAAGTTATTTTTAAAGAAGCGCAAATGACAAAACAAGCAATTATCAAAGCACTCAAGAGTGGCCCTAAATCATCAAAAGAACTAGCAGACCAGTTTGGTTTACCAAGAGCAACAGTTATTTCAGCAGCACAAGACTTGCGTGACCAAGGAATAATTAAGACTGGCAAAGTCAAAGTAGGTCGGTTTATCTTTGCTGAATACACCCTTCTTAAAGATGACGCAGAAGACGACAATGGCGTTAAGTACATTTGTGGTATCCCTACCTACGGCATCTTTTCAAAAGCTGAGTACGCTGTGATGAAGCAACAAGCTAGCCGTTTGTTTGGCAAGCAAGGTAAAAAAGAAATTACCAATAACCAGTTTATTTGATATAATAATTTGAAACACGGCTAGGTGGGGGGTAGCTACCCCACCGAAAAGCGAACTCCCCGCCTGCCGATTGTTTCTTTTCTGGGAGATTTGCGGAGATGCTTAAATGCGTTCAAAAAGTACTTATGCTGAAAAGCTTTTAGACCCTCGTTGGCAAAAAAAGCGACTAGAGGTTTTGCAGAATTATGATTTTGTTTGTCAATTATGTGGTGATGACGAATCAACACTTCATGTACATCATAAGATGTACGCAAAAGGCAAAGAGCCTTGGGAGTACGAATTAAATCAATACACAGTTTTATGTTGGTCTTGTCATAAGCAAGAACATGACAAAGACTTTGATATTTTTTTTGAAGTAATGTCAAGACTACCAATTGATGGCCCATTTAATAAAGAAGAAATTGGTTACTTGATCGCTGGATATACAGGAATTCAGTTAGAGCCTCATTTTCTTTTGCATCAATTTTTATATAAAAAAGGGAAAGAATTAACTAAAGAATATTGGGATTTTTTAGATGGAGTTTGTAAATGAAGCGTCCATCTTTTCAATTTTATCCAAGTGATTGGTTGCGTGACACAGCATTACGCTCTTGCTCAACAGGCGCAAGAGGGTTGTGGATTGACATGATTTGCTTTATGCATGAAGGTACTCCTTATGGTTATCTAAAGGTTTCAGACAAGGTTATCCTTCCATCAAACCTTGCTCGTATGGTTGGAGAAACCTTAGAGGTTGTTGAGGAGTGGCTACATGAATTAGAAGAGGCTGGCGTTTACGATATCAACAATGGTGCAATTTATTCAAGACGCATGATTCGTGATGAAGAATTAAGACAAAAGCGTGCAGAAGGTGGTAAATTAGGAGGAAATCCTAAGCTTAAGGTTAACCATGAGGTTAATCAAGAGGATAAACAAAAGTTAACCCCTTCATCTTCATCTACATCTTCATCTTCTAAAAAGAAGATAGCAACTGGCGTTGCTTGTCCTGATTCTGTTTCTCAACAAGTTTGGGATGACTGGATGACTGTTCGTAAAGAAAAGAAAGCCAAGACATTAACTGAGACAGGATGGAATCAATTTGTCAAACAAGTTGAGAAAGCTGGTTGGACAATTGAGCAAGCAATTAGTCATTGTTGTTTAAAGCAATGGGTTGGATTTGAGGCGGCATGGGTTGCAACTAAACCAAATCCTGCTGACATTGTTAGGCTCACAGTTCCATCAAAGAATGAGCCTGACCCTGCTTTGGAAAAGATTAAAGCTGATGACAAAAAGGCTGTACCACCATCTTTAGAAGTTTTGGCAAAGATGGCTCAATTGCGTAAGGTAAATGTATGAACAAGGAGAATTTAAATGAGTTGGCTCTTTTCGCAGGCGCTGGTGGAGGAATACTTGGTGGACATCTCCTCGGATGGAGAACAGTCTGTGCAGTTGAATGGGAAGCCTACCCAGCTAGCGTACTGTGCGCCAGACAAAATGACAAAGTTCTCTCGCCTTTCCCGATTTGGGATGATGTACAAACCTTTGACGGAAAACCTTGGAGAGGAATTGTTGATGTCGTATCTGGAGGCTTTCCATGCCAAGACATCTCAGCCGCAGGAAATGGAGACGGACTCGAAGGAGAAAGAAGCGGAATGTGGCATCAAATGGCGAGGGTGGTTAGCGAAGTACGACCAGAATTCGTGTTCGTGGAAAACTCCCCAATGCTCACTTCTAGAGGAGGAACTAGAGTCATTGGAGACCTTACCAAAATGGGGTATGACTGTAGATGGACTATTGTGGGAGCAGCCGATGTGGATGCCCCACACAAAAGAGAAAGAATTTGGATTCTTGCCTACTCCAGTAGCTTCAGATTGCAAAGGAGGAATGTCAAAAACAGTTCATTACATAAATCAAAGATATGTGCGAATCAGTTTAACGACAGGAACAGAATTTGGAGCGAAGCTATCGGCTGCTTATCAATTGATGACTGGAAGCCCTTTGCCAGCAAGTTTCTCGGAATGGATGATGGGGTGGCCGATAGGGTGGACAGACTTAAAGCCATTGGAAATGGACAAGTGCCACTCTGTGCAGCAACAGCTTGGAGAATCCTAAGTGAGTCACTATGAAGCTATGAAACTACTGGACAAGGTGCGTGAAGGCGTACCTTTTCCACTACACCTGATAAACAAAGCCTTGGAGCTTACTGGCGACTTATGTATTCCAGACGAAACATAGAAAACCCAAGCGATAGAGTAACTCTCGAAATGGCAGAAGCTAGAGAGTTATTCCATAACTGGGAATCAAGCAAGAATCGTGATCTTATTCGTGCCAGACTAGAGAGAGCAGAAAGAATCTATGGTCGTGGCGCTAGAGATCGCATAAGAGCTTTTATGGCTCAAATGAGAGATGGGAAACTAGAATGACTTTTATTGTCACATTTAATGTTGAAGGCAACCCTGTTGGAAAGCAAAGAGCAAGATACGCCAAGCGTGGAAACTTTATTCAAGCCTACACCCCTGAGAAAACAAGAAGCTATGAAACGCTAATTAAGGAATCTGCCAAACAAGCAATGGGTAGCTCAGAGCCACTAGAAACGCCTGTAACGCTTTATTTGTACATCAGAGTACCAATTCCTAAGTCATGCACTAAAAAACGCTTGGAGGCTATTGCAAACGGCTCAGAGAAGCCAACTAAGAAGCCTGATGCCTCAAATATTCTAAAAAGCGTAGAAGACGGCATGAATGGCGTGGTTTACAAGGATGATTCTCAGATCATAAATATCCATGTCACTAAGGTTTATTCAAGTCAAGCAGGTGTAGATATCTGCGTTAAGGAGTGTTTGGAATGAAAGCCCCATACAAAGCCATTGAGTTCATCATGGAAAACGCACCAAAGTATGCAGAGGCTAAAGCACAGCGCATATACCTTGAGGAGTTTCGCAAAACTAAGAAAGCGCTTTTAATGAAAGACGCACTAGCCAGAGGCATTGATTCTGGTGTTGCTCAAGAGCGTGAAGCCTATGCGCACCTTGAGTATGCCGATCTACTCAAAGGTCTGATGGTAGCTATCGAGAGAGAAGAAACCTTAAAGTGGATGCTGACTGCTGCTCAAATGAAGGCTGACCTGTGGCGCACAGAGCAAGCAAGTGAACGACTTGGCGTAAAAACCACAGAATAGGTGTAAATACCTAGAAGAATTCTTTAAACACTTTGTTTAGTTTGATATACTTACATCAGCCAAAACAATTTGTGATGGTACTTTTAAGGATTAAGTCATGAAACTTTACGGCATCAATTTTTTCTGCGATTACAAGTCACATTCTGAACAAGTTTGGGCGGTTGGTCGTTACGAGTTGGAAAAGCAAATTTTGGCTCAGTTTCCTAAAGCTACTGACATCAATATTTGGGTTATTTAAGGAGTAAATCATGGAATACGAATTTGAAACAACTACTGGTGCTGGTGGCGAGACTGTGCAATGCGTCTTGGAATACGACATGGATGAGGAAGGCACTTACGCTGAGAATCTCAAGTCAATCAAGTATGAAGGCATTGATGTAACTTCTTTGCTGTCTGACGAGCAATTCTGTGAGATTGAGATGCACGGCACGATGATGCTGTCTAGCCACTTGATTGCAGAAGCTGATATGGCAAAGATTGCTGAGTACGAGCGCAAATGAACTACATTGCTTGTTTGCCAAAAGAGCCAGACGCTAAATGTGAGAACTGCAAGCGTTTTAAGCAAGCCAGTAGCTATGTGAATGTTAAGAATTCTAAGGACAAGGCTTGCATCTATATGCCTATATCTTTACAGGTGAAGAAATGAATCAACAAGAGCTAAAAAATATATTGCATTACGATTCAAAAACAGGAGTATTCCGATGAAGATATGGAGGAAGAAGTTATGCTGGTAAAAAATTACCATGGGCAATTGCTGGGACTCCGCACAATATGGGTTATATATCAATCTCTATAAATAGAAATCGGTACTTAGCTCATCGTCTTGCGTGGTTGTATGAAAACGGAGATTGGCCTAAACAAGACATAGATCACATAAATGGAAATAGATCAGATAATCGAATTGAAAATTTAAGAGATGTTTCGCATCAAGTAAATTGTCAAAATAAAAGAAGTATTGGTAAGCAAAACACATCAGGATTTTTAGGTGTTAATTGGCGTAAAGATAGGCAAAAATGGCGTGCAGTAATTAGTACTCGCAGAAAACAAAAATTTTTAGGATTTTTTGATACAGCGCAAGAGGCACATCAAGCATATTTAATTGCCAAAAGAAAACTGCATGAAGGTAGTACTTTATGAAAATTACAATTTATTCTAAGTCTGGATGCCCTAATTGCGTATCTGCCAAGAATCTACTCAAGTCAAAAGGTTTGAAGTTTATTGAGTGCGATATGGATGTTAAGGATGTTCGTGATTCATTCTTCTTTGCCTATCCAGATGCAAAGCAACTACCACAGATTTTTATTGATGACCAACGAGTTGGCGGTTTGGCAGGGTTGCAAGCTGCTTTGAAACAGGTGGGTCTATGAATGATGATTCTGACACAGCCGATTTTTTTAGATTTTTGTTTGTTTGCATAGGAAGCTACTTAATTGGTAGCGAATACGGCACAGCACTTGGTTGGGGTATTTGGTTTATTGCTATGGCATTAGATTGAGGAGAACACATGACTGAATGGACAAAAGAGGAAGACGAAGCCTTTAACGATGTTGAGAGGCAATCTAACCTTGGTAAGCAAATACTAAGAGATTTAGGTCAGCCATACCACTATGACACCTATGTCTCACCATCTCAGCGCAACCAAGTGCTAGAGGAAGTGGCTAAAGAGTTTGACAAGATGCCGTTTGGCGACACAGCACAAAGTTTTGCACTATTTGTAAGGAATATGAAACATGGGTAAAGATGAAATTATTTCAAAAGAATTTTTGCATCAATTGTTTGAATACAAGGATGGAGTTCTTTATTGGAAAATAAAATGGTCTGACAAAGTTGTTGTTGGAAATCCAGTAGGGCATATAAAAAATGGTTATTTGGGAACAAAAATAAACAAGATTGATTACAGAAATCATCGGTTAATTTTTATGATGCATCATGGATATATGCCAAAAATTATTGACCACATAGATGGCAATCCTTTAAACAATAAGATTGAGAATTTACGAGAAGCAACATCAAGTCAAAACGGATATAACAAAAAAATCTCTAAAGCAAACACATCTGGGAAAAAAGGTGTTTGTTGGAAAAAAGATAAAAGTAAATATAAAGTTGAATTAACAATTAACAGCAAACCAACTTTTTTGGGGTATTACAAAGACTACGAATTAGCCTGTTTAGTTGCTGATGAAGCAAGAAACAAATACCACGGGGAGTTTGCAAATCATGGGTAAAGGATCAAGTCCAAGAAAATTTTCAGTAAGTAATCAAGAATACGCAAATAGATGGGATGCCATCTTTGGAAAAGATAATGACTCGAAAGAAAACAAAGAGAAAGCATTGGAACTTGATCGATCCGCTGACTCATGCGATAGTTGGAGCAGCGATAACACCAAGGGAGAAGCTGGACAAACTCAGATTCCTTGAGTATTCAGCACTAGATGCAATCACTAAAGGCATGGGAACAGTCCAAGACTGGCGTACTTTGGTAGATGTGCTTAATCTTGCTGAAATGATGGGTAAGAACGGAATTGGCCCAGAAGTATTGCCCATCTGCGAGAAAGCCCAAGAAAGCCTCCATAAAGCCGCTATGCGCTATCAAGAAACAATGCGTATGGGTTTAGATGGAGAAGGCATAAAAGCTATCAGAGACTTGCTTGAGTATGCTGATCTGCAACAAGGAAGTATCTCAAGAAGTGAGTTTGAGAGATACATTCAGAAAACAAAAGACTACATTCGTTCACATGGCGACAGGGTAATAGAAATTGAATAACAATCCGACAAAGCGTGAAAGACTACACCTAGCAAGAATCAAAGAGATGCCTTGCGGTGTTTGTGGTCAGTCTGGCCCAAGTGATGCCCATCACATTAAACAGCACCACCAGTATCTCTGTATTCCACTATGCAAGGACTGCCACCAAGGTTCTCATAATGGGATTCATGGTCAAGCACGAATTTGGTCAGTTTACAAACATGACGAAATGTCGGTTTTAAACGACACTTTAGCCAAGCTAATTGGTTAAACTGTAAACCAGTTGCCAAGAATTTAGAGGGTCTATGCACCCTCTTTTTTTTGTGGGATAATGGTACAAACTCCATGAGGATTGCCATGTCTGGTTTGC